AGGGGTTGTCCTCCACGAGAACCATCTGGATAGCATGTAAATCCTCTAAGTCTTGGAGCGTACTTTGCAAGGGTAGTTGCAAAAGAGTTGATACTTCCTTCGCTATTTCCTTTAGTTCCCCACGCTGGGAGGTTGATAGTGGAGGAAATTGACATATCAACATAATCTTGGACGTCTGCTTGGAACTTGATTCTTCGTTCATAGTCATTGGCTAGGTCGAGGGCGGTTTCGATTGATTCTGGTTTGACGTCGTATTCCTTGATGAGGTGATCTGCTGTCGCATCAACAACATACTGGTACTTCCAACGAGTTCCATCAGTGAGGAAACGTCGTTTGAAAGCGACAGCGAAAAGCGGTTCAATTCCCGTAGTTGTGCTGGCGAGGATCCCGATACTTCCGGTAGGTGCGATAGCTCGATAAGCAACTGGCTTAGAGATAAACAGTCGTTCGCAATGTTCAATAGCTGATTTCTCAGATTCGTCTCGGTAACATTCAAGCCATGTTCGGAGGTCGTCATCTACTTCGTACCTTTTTCCTTTTTTAAGGAGCCATTCGTGAATACCCATGAGTCCCAAACCCAATCTACGATTCTTTTCCCGAACTTTGTATACCTTTTCATATGGGAGATCTGCTCGGAGCGTTCCGCAGACAAGGAACTTAGAACCAAGCGACACCACTGCTCGAAATTCGTCCAGACTAGTAATGTTTCCAAGATTGACTGAGCCCAGATTGCACACGTCACTGTCATCTTCAGACGTAACTTCTGTACAAGCGTTTCTAAGAGTTTCATTTTCCTTATCACCAAAGTTAAAACTAAATCCCGGTTCCCCGGTCATCATTGCCTGACGGCAGTTCTCCAAGAACACAGGGTTTGTAGCATCCAGCCCCTCTACCGTTCGCATTGACCCAACACCAAGAACCCCAAGCCCAGTCCTCTCCGCATAAACCAGTGCCGCATTGTCGTAGTTCACGCTGATGTTCGTCATGTCCAGCGGAGCGTTGTGGTTGAAGTTTACCTGTTTCGCGTCCCAATGTGATACTCCCGGTACTAGGGGTTGGTCGTGCCAGTTTTTAGCCTTAAGGAACGATGGAATGTCCTCGTGGCACCAATTAAGCGATGCATATATCGCAGAGCGTCGGCTTCCTCCCTGCATGACATTTCGCCCGATTTCATTGATTGCGTGCATAAGAGGAATTGGACCTGAAGCAACTCCTCCAGTTCTTGCAAGGACTTTGCCACTTGGGCGTAGTCGTGAGTAGTCAATTCCAATCCCTCCCCCTGTCATGAGACAGGACATAGCACGCCATGTTACGTTAGACCACTCTTCTCGGGTGTCGTCTTCTGCTCGCAGGAGATAACAATTATTGAAGTATTTGGCCTTCCGCCCTGCGTAGTATAGATAACGTCCACCGGGCAGGAACTTTTGCTGTTTAATATACTCAACCAGTTGCGCTCTGTCTCCGTCAGACATGAGCTTTTGAGCAGTCCCCCATCGTGTTCCACAGACATCCTCAACAAGTCGCTCAGCAAGGGCATCCCATGTGTCGTTGGGTCCTTGAGCGTACTTGAATCGGAAGATGTTGGCTGCGAAGCTAGTTTTGAATCGTTGGTGTTCCAATTACTTTTCTCCATACTTGTATACGAATGTGGGTTTCCCCAGCTTCTCCATTTCATGAATCATATTCTGAGTGCCTTTGGATTTTCCATCCCAGATGGCAATTAGGGCATCGGCATACTCCGCCATTTGCCTATTCCTGATGGGGCCAGCAGCCTTTCCATACTTCTCCCAGTCAGGGAGAAAATACTTGATGGGGATTCTACCTTCAGCCATCTTAGCCGCAAGCTGGTCAACTCCCCTAGCCCCACCACAAACAAGCTCGTGGATATAAAAGCCAGAATATCTCCAGACCTGATCTACAACCTCTGGGCTGTTAAACTCCCGACTTCCGGCGATTATTACTCTCATTCAGAATATCCTGTTCAGCTTCGTCTGCTTCGATTTCATTTAGGAAGTGTTTCTTAGTTTTGTGCCCCTTAAAAGCTTCGCGGTGGTTATGCTTTACCTGATCCTTGGTGTGGTCCTTGTGGATCTTCTTGTCGCTCACACTGGCTCCCACTTGATTTTAGCCTTCTTAATTACAAGACGGCGGTAGTAATCTTGAGCCCTCTTATACTGCCTATAATACTTACTGGACTTTTTCCACTTGTTTGGATTATAGCGGTACACGGATTTTTCTGCATGCTGCCTAGCCTCTTCCTCACTATGAAAATTAGTGTAGATATACTTCCTACTAACTGGGTCATACAGTGCATATCTAATCATTTTTCTGGCCGTTCTTTCAGTCCTTCGTACTTTGCTTCCATCGTTTCGATGTACTTGTCAAGGAAATGTCGAGCCTTATAGAGATCCTGAATCCATCCCTTATCCTTCCAACGGGTGACATACTTGATGATGCTCCCCTGAAAGTAGTCTAGGTCATTGGCAATGGTGTAGTCCCAAGGCTGGATCTCACACTTCTTGTAGTGGGCTCCCCCTACCTGCTCACTCGAAGCTGCGGAAGAATGCTTCTGTTCGCTCATAGTCTGCTTCGTAGCCAGTGCAGGGGGGTACTCTTCCGGTGAAGTTGGAAGGTTGGATAGCCAGCGAATCTGCCCGTCCGTCAACTGGCGAATCGAGTGTGGGGAATCCTTGGAGGTCATCTGTTTGCTCATAGTCTGCTTCGTATCCTGTGCAGGGGGGTACTTTAGGTTGTACCAAAAGTTGAGGTTCTTCGGTAGCCAGTACGAAGGGGAATCCGATGGCGTCATCTGTTTGCTCATCAAAGTTAAACTCTAGTTGTGTCATCAGTCGAATAACCAGTTTGCGTATGTGGGACCAAGGGTTGCGATTAGGGCACCTACTGGGATGGCAGCTACAAAGCAAGCAATAACTCCATAGTACCAAGCTCCAAAATAGGAATGAGATACGGCACCAATGACGCTAAAGCCTAGCCACAGAACAATAAAGATTAGAAGAAAGCTGGCAATTTTCCAGCAAGATTTTAGATAAGATTTCATAGGTCTAGGAACTTCTCCGTTTGCGCTTCGGTTTTGTTGTGTCGGAACCAGCTTCCACAGTCCGTGCATTGGAATCGGGCGTACTTGCCCCCACGGGTGTACTGATATCCACGCCGCTGATAATGTGAACCACCACACGTAGGACAAACCAAGTCACCCCCAAATACGCTATGATTAGCGTGTCCCTTAATCCAGGGGCGGAGCTTGTAGTAAACTCCTTCGAGGATGTTGACGTCGTTTTTATTGTATGCCTCCATTTCGGCCCAAGCATCTGGATCCCGCTCCATACACTTGATCCACAGTTCATGTCCCCGATGCTTGGTCTTCTTGCCTACTCCCAAAGCCTGTGCAACGTAATCAAGCTTATTGCTAGCAAAGCGGAACTTAGACCTAGCAGTGCGTAATAGATCAATCTGCTGGTATGGTGCTGGAGGTTCCATTTCATGTAGCAAGAACTCCTTATTCAGAGTAGGAATATCAAACTTAGTGCCGTTGTAGTGGATAACAGCGTCAGCATCGCTAAGAAGTTTATGTATTCTCTTAAGCATACGCTTCGGTCCTGACTTAACCACTGAATCAAACATAACATCCCGGTCACCCAACCACTTAGCAGACCAACAAAGAACATAACCGGCGTCAATAAGCTGAGGTAATCCCACATTTTGTTGCCACATCCCCCATACGTGCGCCACATTAGGCGCGGTTTCAATGTCTAAAAGTAGGATCTTCAACTTTTTGTTCCTAGGTGGTCCAGTAAGTTCCTTCCAGTTTTGAGGGCCTTCTCCCAACAATAGGTAGATAGCCTCAAAAATACAAGATTTAACTTAAACCAGAATAAGTAAATAAAAAACCTTACATTTTTCACTGGAGAAGCTCCGATGGTGCTACCACCTCGAAGGTTCCCTCTTCCTCAGTTTCCTGGAACGGGAGAGCACCATGAGCCAGTAGTACGTTGAGACCAATTTCGATAATCGAGTCAAACTCGTCCTGAGTGAATTCACAGTCTACGAGATAGGTTTCATTCTCTGTTTTAATTGTTCTTTTAACTTTCATTCTACCCCCATTGTGCTGCCATAGCGTCTGCAATCCCTTGAAAGGTCTTGTCCCGATCAAACTCTCGATTGGAATACCACTTGGCGATCTTCTTGCCTCCGTGGATTACGAACTCTCCCTTATCGACAATATTGGTTGGGACTAGCTTTGGCAGGTTCTTCAGCCAGAGGCAAGTTGTTTTCTGATACTGTTCGCCAAACATCCAGGGTTGGATGATCTGGTCTGGTTTACGGATTTGACTACTGATAATACTTACAGGGTTCTCGATGCAGATCTTGTCTATTGGAGCCAGCATTAGTTCTGATACAAAGTCCAGTGCTTCTGCTTGCTCCTGCTTCTTGTCTTTGAACCACCTAGCTCCTGATACTGCTAGGTGGGTACAAGGTGGGTGAGCAATCATGAGGTCCCAACCATGATGAATGTAATTTAATACGTCGCCCTGTATATGCCATGTATCGTCCCCATCTGCTTCTTTTATATCACAACTCCACGCTTTATGGCCCAGCTTTCTAAACGCATCACGTACCCGGCCACTATACTCACACGCCACGAGAACGTCCACTGACTAGCTCCATGAAATGTTTAAGGGACACTACCGCTAGGGGCTCGGAGTGGTTTTGTTTGAGTACGAGCAGGGGATTCGCATTACCATGTCCCGCGGCCTGATTATAGTCTGCAAATATTGCAATAGCTGCTCTAGACTTACATTCGACGTCGTAGGGGAACCTTCTGAGAGCCGCTTCAGACAGTTGCACGTCCCTTCCTCCGGCTCCCATGCTTGTTGATCTGACGTCATTTTTAGTTAACTCCGGGAATGCTGACAGGATCTCCGCCACTACCTTCTTCTGCAAGTTCCTGCCCTTGGCTTTCGCTGACTGCGGTTTCATCTAGTTCTCTGAGTATGTCGTCATATTCTTCAGGGGATCGCAGTATACGAACGAGCTTATAATTGAGAAGGAAACGTCTCTCGTCGTCGTATAGGCGGCTAACAGTGGAATGCATTTCC